CCTCGTTCCTTCAGTATACCACATGCGCAACCGTGGTCAACCATGCGAGTAATAGCGGCCTCCGATACGGTTTCAGCTGCAGCCACCGCGACTGCAGCACCGCGCGCGTCCTTACGGATAGCGCCGACCGCTGAGCAATAAAAAAAAGGGGCCGAAGCCCCTTGGTTACTGGAGCCGGTCTTCAAGATCCATGCAGGCGCTTACCAAGATGTCGACCAGAGGATTAGAAATAATCTGATCCCACTCGTCGTCAGTGGTGCAATCCCGCATCTCTTGCAGCGCTTGAGCGACCGCTTCAGCAGAAGCGATCAGATCAGCGATGGCCTCGATGCCGGCGCTCAGTTTCTTCATTTTTCTAGGTGCGGTGGATGTCGAGATCGCTCCCGACTCCTTCAGTATAGCCCATGCGCCGCCCTGATCAACCCTGCGCAACATCTCTTAATAATGCCTCTGCATCGCTGACCGACCGCGCTACGCCCGCAATGCCGCCAGCCGCCTGGACTGCATCTAGCCACTGCTGCTGCTCAGGACGCAGCCTGCCGGTGGGCGTCTTCACTTCAATGCTGGTGAACACAGCCATCGTGCTGCCGACCATCTCTGGCGTGACGGCGACACGCTTCCAGCCGATGAGGTCAGCGCTGCCCTTGCACAGGCCAAACTGCACCGGTCTGCCGTTCTGGTCACGCAGCGTGCCGGTGTTATTGCGCCAGAGCCTAACTGGACCGCGACTGCAAGCGAGCCTGATGTGCTGTTGAATACTCTGCTCGCTTTGCTTGGTCATGGCCTTTAAAAAATCTCCTAGCGGCGTCAATCGTAATGCAAAACGCTTCAGACCATTCGGTTAGCGTTTTGGTCTGACCTTGATATGTAATGTAAACGCAAACTCTGCGATTATTTTGCTGCTGTTTCCTGGTTGCCCAGCAACAGTTGGCCGGGTTGTAGCCAAGATCATTATTGACTCTTTCAATGGTCAAGCCTTCCGAGTAACCGCTGGACACCGCCCAGTCACGGAAGCACACATAATCGCGCCATTCGTCGCACACATAAATGCCTCTTGCGCCATAGCTGCCGTAAGCCTTATGGGTTTGACTGTGGCAACGCCTGACCATTGAATCCCATACTCGATATAGCTTTGTATTTGATTCGTAATGGCGCGTCCATTTGCCTTTAAGGCACCCACAGCCAATTTTTGTCCTCTCCCTCAATCGAGTTTTTCTGATAACTGTTGTTTTGCCACAATCGCAAAGGCACTCGATCATGTAATGACCATTTTGCTTGCCAAGAGCCTTGATAACCAGTAGCTGGTCAAATCGCTGACCCACAAGGTCTGCTCCTGTGTAGTCCATCAAGCAAAAGCATTTTGCCTATCTTCTTTCGTTCTCTTGAATTTGTCAAGCTAAATGCCATGCCGCTTAGCCAGTCGCGCTTGATAGACGCGTTCCGCCCATCCTCGCTTGTAGCCGCGTTGCTGCGCTAGCTCGCGGAGGGCTTCAAGGTCACGGGCTGATGATTGCTCACGCCGCTTAGCGCGTGCTGCCATCTCAATCAGCTCCCCCTCAACTTGCTGCAGCTCCCGGCGTTCCTGTGGCGCGAACACATGACCGCACTCGCGGCATACCTGCACAGCACTGGCGCTGGTAGCAAAGCACTGCGGGCACACCTTGACTGATGGCGCTTGCTCGCGGTCGCGTTTTTTGATGCCATCTAGTGACCACTCGCGTGGTTCCAGATGGTGGCCAAGCCTGAGCGTGTTGCCGACATGATCCAGCACCACAGCACGCTTACCCGGTTGCGGGCGCAAGCACCGACCGATCATCTGCAGATGCAGCGCCACAGATGCCGTAGGGCGCAGCAGGATGCAGCCGCCGACGCTTGGCACGTCCACGCCTTCACCAATCAATGCGCAACTGGTGAGCACCTTGATGTCACCTACTGCTAGCCGCTGCAGCAGCTCGCGGCGCTGTGCGGCATCCATGCTGCCGTCAATACTGGCCGCGGCGATACCTGCTGACTGGAAGAGTGCTGCCACTGCCTCCGCGTGTGCCACAGAGCAGCAGAACGCAATCGCCGTTTGCCCTAGCAGGTGCTTGCGGTAGTGGCCAAGGCAGTCGCCCATGATCGTGCCGACGCGCTGCTCAGCTTCGCGCTGATCAAAGTCACCCATGCGCTTGCGTAGGCCGGTGGAGTCAAACCCCGGCGGCGCCAGCACCTTGGCAGCGGCAAGATAGCCGGCATCCGTCAGTTGCTCCGCTGTTGGCCCTTGCACCATCGCTTGGTAGTGCTCGCCTAGGCCGCGGCCATCGCTGCGGATCGGCGTTGCGGTAACGCCTAACAGCTTGGCGGCATGGAAGTGGGCGATCACCTTGGCCCAGGTGCCGGCGGTGGTGTGGTGCGCCTCATCCACCACCAGCAACTGGAAGAAGCCACGCGGCAGCAGGTGCAGCCTGCGCGCCAGTGTCTGCACACTGGCAACCTGCACGGTGCGGGAGAGATCCATTGGATTGCCGGCGCTGATGCGGCCATGCGGCACCGACATGGCGCGGCTGGCTTGATCCAGCAGCTCTTGCCGGTGCACGAGGACAATCACGCGGTTGCCCTTCTTAGCAGCTTGCTCAGCGATATAGCTAAAGCACACCGTCTTGCCGCCGCCGGTGGGCAATACCGCTAGGACTGATTTATGCCCAAGCTGGTATTGCAGTCGGATGTCGGTGATGAGTTGTTGTTGATAGGGGCGGAGTTGCATCACACCAGCACTCCTTGACGATTGCTAGCAACCTCAGTCAGATTCTTGACTGCGCAGTTGAAATACGACGGCTTCAGCTCAAAGCCGACAAACTGGCGCCCGGCTTGGATACTGCAGTAGCCTTCGCTGCCGATGCCGGCGAACGGGCTAAGCACCACGTCTCCTGGGTTGCTCCACAGTTGCAGTCCGCGGCGGATCACCTCAAGCTGCAGCGGGCAGATGTGGCGCTCATCCTCGTTGGCGCGTGCACTGCGGTACTGCAGCGTGTCTGATGGGTTGATATCCATCCACACAGGACTGGCGTAGCGCTGCCAGATATTGATGGAGTCCTTGATCGGGTCACCGCTTTTGGCTGGTGGATTCTCACCGGCAAACTCGGTGAATGGTCCGGCCACTGGCTCTGGGTTGTCGCCCAGCTTGCGCACGGTCACCAAATAGTCAGGGATGCCCTGGCGGCTGAGCGCAGAGTCCTTGCGCACTTGCTTATGCAGTAGGCCGATTGCCTTGGTGCGCTGCATGGCGGTGACTGGATCCTTCCAGATGCACACCTCGCTATGGAACACAAATCCAGCAGATTGGAAGATGCGCAGCATGTCGCCGCGAAAATCTTTCACACCAATGAAGCCATCGCGCTCTTTACTGCTGGGTAAATTCATGCAATGGAAGCTGATCAGCCGGCCGGGCATCATCACGCGATGGAGCTCAGCGGCCAGGAATCCGAAGTGATCGAAGAACTCCTGCTCAGTGCGGCTGTTGCCCATATCGCGGTCGCTGTTGCTGTAGGTGTAGAGCGAAGCGAATGGTGGGCTGAAAATACTGTAGTGGATTGAGTTGTCGTCCAGCTGCTTAATGCTCTCCACGCAGTCGCCCATATACATGTCCCATCCGTCGCCGGACTTGTGTTCAGTGACATGCGGCGCCACTTGGCGTTGGATCTTCTTGAGTTGTTCCATGGTTTGTTGCTTCATGATTTCAACCATTGATTGAGCCATCTGGATGCTGTCCGCTTCCTTGCGGCGGATGTTGTCGATCACGCGGCCTTCTGCCACGTCGTAGATGATGTGAGCATTGACGGGTTGCTCTTGGCCAAATCGCCAGCAGCGGCGGATGGCTTGATAGAACGCCTCATAGCTGTGCGACAGCCCGACAAATGCGACGTTGTGGCACCGCTGGAAGTTGAGGCCAAAGCCAAAGATGCTGGGCTTGCTGACCAGGACTCGGATTTTGCCATCTTGAAAGTCGATGGCAGCCTGCCGCTTGTGGTCATCGCTGTCGCTGCCTGACACCTCAACCGCGCCGTTGATGGCAGCAGTCAGCGCCTTGGATTCATCATTGAGATCACACCACACCAGCCACTGCTCGGTGTTGCTGTTGGCAAGATTGGCAGCAGCGGCCACGCGGAGAGCGAGGGATGCCTTGCGCACCTTGCGTTGGTCGTTGAGCGTGCGAGCCTCCATGGCGAATAGCGCCATCTGGCCGCCATCACCTGCTGTTGCCTCCCGCGGCGTCTCAACCGTGCAGTCCTGGATCTGCAGCGCCGGCAGCACAAAGTTGCCGTCTTCATAGCCGAGGTCTGATGGCTTGCGGATGGTCACCGCCCAGCTGCAAACCCACTCCCAGAACTTGCTCTTTGCGTGACCTTTGAGCCGCCACTTAGCAGTGTCGCCGCCGTCATGCACGAAGAACATGGCCAGCATCTCGGTGCGGGTCATGACGCCAATGAACTCAGCGTGGTTGCCAAGCTCCATGTGGTCATTCGGCGCCGGCGTCGCCGAGCACGCCAGCCGGTATGGCGTCTGCGCGAATGACTCGATGATCTGGTTGCGGATCTTGCCGGTGTATGCCTTGAGGATGCTGGACTCATCAAGCACTACGCCGGAGAAGGCTGTGGCATCGAAGTGCGCCAGCTTCTCGTAGTTGGTCACCGTAATGCCGGGCTTGACCTCGGCCTGCGTCGCGGCAAACGAGCACGGGATGCCGAACTTGCTGCCCTCGCGGACGGTCTGATGCGCCACGGCAAGCGGCGCCAGCACCAACACTTTGCCGCCAGTCTGCAGGTGGACTTGATGCGCCCACTCAAGCTGCATGGCGGTCTTGCCCATGCCGCAGTCAGCCCAGATGCAGAACTTGCCGACACGGCAAGCCATGGTCACGATGTCCCGCTGAAACGGAAACAGCGGCGCGGTGAACTGCTGCGGGTCGAAGCCGGCAACAGGTGCTGCAGTGGATTTGGAAGCTAGGAACTGTTGGTAGGTCATGGCAGTGTGCAGCCACTTACAACCCTAGCAGGTTCCACTAGACTGCGCCAGCATCCGATAGGACCCGTGCCGCTTTCCCATCCATTAGCCGTGCAGTTCACGCCAGAACAGATGGCGTGGCTTGATAGCCGCTGCATTGGCGGTTTGTCCCGCAGCGCAGTGATCCGCCTTGTGGTTGAGGAAGCCATGCGCCGCGCCAAGGAGTCCAAGTGAACTTGCGCGATGAGCTGAGCCGCTTGCCTGATGACTGGGGTTACGTGGCTGTTGACGGCCAGAAGCGCCCGTATCAGCCGGCGTGGCAGGACAACCCACTCAATAAGGATGCGCTGCTGGCTGAATTGAGCAGTGGCCGCGCGCGTGCCATTGGCGTGTGCTGCGGCGTGCTATCTGGTGGTCTGTTGTTTCTGGATCACGATGGCAAGTCCGCCAGCACGCTGCTAGCTGAATGGGATTTGCCTCTGTCCTCATTGCCGCGCAGCTGGGTGGTCAAATCTGGCCGCGATGGCCGGATGCAGATCATTTACCGCGTGCCCGAGCAGTATTGGGACGCCATCGCCACGCGCAAATACAAGACTGGCGTTATTGATGACGACGGGAAAGCCGAGCAGGTAGAGCTGCGCTGGAACGGCTGCCAATCCGTTGTGGCCGGTGCACACCCTCAAACTACCGGCTATTACTGGGTGACAGGGCATGGCCCTGGTGACCGCGACATAGCAGAAGCGCCGATTGGACTAATTGAGCGGATGCTTAAACCGCAGCCGCAGCCAGTGCGCGCCGAACTAGTCCAGATACCTAACCCGCAAAGTGACGCGGATCGCGCGCGGTCGTATTTAGCTGCATTGGACGCCAGCCGCGCTGATGACTACGACGACTGGCTCGCGGTTGGCATGTCGTTGCACAGCGTCGGTGATGACAGCCTGCTCGATCAATGGGAACAGTGGTCCGCGCAGTCCAGCAAGCACAAGCCCAGTGACTGCCAGCGCAAGTGGCGCAGCTTCAAAAAGTCCGGCATTACGCTCGGCACCCTTGGCGACATGGCCAAGAAAGACGGCTGGCGTAGCGCCAGTCCAGTCCGGCGCGTGGCTGGTGGCCGCACTGCTGACAAGGACCCGCAGCCTGGTGGTCGTGCGCCAGTGGGGGGTAAGCCGGAGAAGTTGGAGGCAGCAGAGCTGCTCGAATACCTGCGCCGCAATGCGGGCGATATCCGCCTCAACATCTTTACCCAGCAGATCGAGGTCGACAACCAAGTGATCGAGGGCGTCGACCGCTATTACCTCAAGCTGGCAGAGCAGGGCTACAAGGTCGGCAAGGAGCTGGCTATCGACTGCTTGGTCCAGGTGGCGAGCGAGAAGCCATATGACCCGGTCCGGCTTTATCTCGAGCATTGCGCCGACCACGTTGCGCCGACCCATATCGACCGTCTGGCCACCACCTACCTACGGCCGTGCGATGCCGACTTGCCAGAGCCGACCATCTACGACGAGATGCTCAAGCGCACGTTGATCGGCGCTGTAGCGCGTGCCTTCAACCCTGGCTGCAAGCACGACACCGCTTGCGTATTGATGGGTGATCAAGGCGCTTACAAATCCAGCTTCTGGGGTTGCCTTGGCGGCCCATTCTTCTCGGATGCGCTAGGCGACATCAGCACAAAAGACGACGTGATGGTGCTCCATCGGTCGTGGATGATGGAATGGGCAGAACTGGATCACATCACAGGTAGGCGTCATGCCGGACAGGTAAAAGCCTTCCTTTCGCAGGCCATTGATCTAATGCGTGTGCCCTATGGCAAAGAAGTTGAGTCATTCCCAAGGCGCGGCATCATCGTTGGCACAACCAACAAGACCACTGGATTCCTGGTGGATGAAACTGGCAACCGCCGCTTCTGGGTCATCCCGACCAGCAAGACACAGCAGGACCAGATCGATACCGCCTCGCTGATGCTTGAACGCGATGCGATTTGGTCCGCTGTTGTACATGCCTACAGGGCAGGTGAGACCAATCGGCTGCCTATTGAGATGGAAGTTCGCGTCACCGAGGAGAATGATAACTACGTGATTGACTCGCCATGGCGTAGTGCCATCGAGGAATATCTTGCTCGCCGTCGCTCTAGTGATGTACTCACGATTGAGGACGTTCTTACTCACGGAATCAAAAAACCACTGGAACGGCAGAACCGCTCGGACCAGATGCAGGTGGCCGCGATTCTCAAGGATTTCGGGTTAGTCCGCAAACGAGAGGCAACAGGCAAGAGACGCTGGCACTACGCCCCGTCCTAAGTGGGTGTGGACGGCGAGATCGCAGGCTGCGACTGGGTTTTGAGCCGTCCTATCCCCGTATGGTCCTACATAGGGTTTAAGAGTTTCCTAATCCCCCTCCCACTCCCCCTCTTTATCCCATTTTATTTAGAGGTTAGGACGGTAGGACGGTAGGACAAGACCAGTTGCCGCAAGGCGTCTCACCGTCCAAACCCCACGAACTGCGTTAGGACGCCGCTTTCTGCCTATGCTCCGCCTCGATTGGAACCACTGAATGCCCGAAATCAAGATCAATGTCACCGGTGACGACCTGGCGCGGTTGAATGCCGAAGCAGCAGCGCATGGCATCCCACGTGCGCACCTGATCCGGCAGCGTGCTTTGAGTGGCGGGGTTGTTGCAGGATTGACCACGGCGGCGTACCATGCGCTGGTGGCGGACGCCTGCGCATTCATGCGCGGTGATCTGAGCCGCCGTCACGTTGAAACTCTTGTTGCATATGTCATCGCTCATTCACATTCCAGCCAAGCAGCAACCGGTGATCAATCGGCTGCATGAGACCATGACCCAAGCAATGGCGTATGCCGCGGCCATTGCCGATAACGCCATTGATGACGGCGTGCCCCTGCCCATGGAGCTGGTCGACAGCTTCGCCGCTGATTACGAACGCATCATCACCAGCCTCGTCACTGCCGCCACCGCCAAATGAAAGCCGTCACTTGTCAAGCCGATCTGGATCACGCGTTGCGCACCATTGCGCCTGCTGTTGGCCATCGCAGCAGTCACGCGATTCTTGATTGCTGCCTGATCCAAGCCGCTGGTGGTGTCATGACCATCACTGGCTTCAACCTTGACCTCGGCATCACCGTCACCATTCCCGCTGCAGTGGAGACCGATGGCGCTGTAGCGCTGCCGTATCGACTGCTGGCTGGCCTTGTAAGCCGCTTTGACGGCGATGAGGCGGTAACGCTCGCAGATGGCGCTCTGACGGCTTCTGGGGCCTCCTACGGGCTTGCTGCGGCTGATGCGGCGGATTACCCCGCGCTGCCGGTTGTAGACGCCGCTACGAGCGAGCTGCACCTATCCGCTGGTATCCGCGCCTGCATGGCAGCTGCCAGCACCGACGCCAGCAAGCAGATGCTTCAAGGCATCCACCTTGGCAGTGGCCACATGGAAGCCACAGATGGCCATCGCCTCATGCGTTACGCCATTGACCTACCAGACGGCCTAGATCTCGTGCTACCAGCCAGCACCATGCGCCTGCTGCAGGATCGCGTGGTCACCATTGCCGTTGCCAAAGGGCAAGCTGTAATTGACGCAGGCGATGGCATCACCATCTACAGCCGCATCATTGATGGCACCTACCCAGACGTGGCCAAACTGGTACCTAGCGAGTTCAAGCACACCATCACCGCCGACCGCCGCCGCCTGACGCGTGCCCTAGAGCGTGTCGCCATCATTGCCGATGCGCACAACTCCGTCGTCAAGATCGAGGCAACAGGCAGCACCATCGCCATCACCGCCGAAGCTGATGCCAACAATGGCAAGGAGCTGCTCAAGGCGGAAGGCACCGCCACTGGCGCATGGGCCTTCAACGTCCACTACCTGCTAGACGGCATCAAGGCATTCAAGCCCGCAGAAGCTATTACACTGCAGGCCAATACGGCAACCACGCCCGTGGTATTGACACCTGATGCCGTGGACGGTGTAACGTATCTTGTAATGCCTGTGCAAATCAAGGGCTAATAGGTGGCAAAGAAGAGCACTAAGGATGAGATTCAGAACCGCGTCAATGTGGTTTATGACCTCATCCTGCGTGCTCATAGCCACCATCAGATCGTTCAACACGGTTCCGAGCTGTGGGGCGTCAGTGAGCGCCAAGTGCGCGATTACATGGCGGAAGCGCGCAAGCTGATTGCCCTTGACTCGGAGCTAGAACGCCCGCAATGGCTGCAAGCTGCACTAGCAAGGCTGCAGGATTACGAACGCGAAGCACGCGCTAAAGGTAATCTCAGCATTGCAATCAAAGCGCTAGAAGATCAAGCCAAGTTGCTGCGGTTTGAGATCTCGTAGACTGGCACATAAGCCAATAACGCCATGGCACGCCGTTACGCACGCGATAACAGAGGCAGGTTTTCCACCACTGGCGCTACAGCGCGTGGCGGTCGGCTGCGCACTGCGACAGGCAACAAGCGTGCGACAGTGACAGGCAGGATTAAAGGCGCTGTACCCGCCGGCACGATCCGTCCTGGGCGACGCAGTGCAAAGCCGGAGGCTGCTGTACCACCTACCCGTCTGACGCCTAGGCAAAAAGCAAAACGACTGGGGGCATTGCCACAACGGCAAAACCAAGGGCCTAGGCAGACATCATCCATCCCAAAAGGGACAGTGGGCGCCACTAACCCAGTCAGGAATGTGTCACGAGTTGATCGGTCGCTGAAGCAAGTGAAACTTACGCATTCAAGTCAGACGCCGTTGGCTGAGGTATTTACCGGAGGCGGGCAAATTGCTTCTGTCGGGTCCCAGCAAGCTAGGCGTGCATTGATTAGCCGCCCTCGCATGGTGACAGGAATCCGTGCTCGCGCGGCATACAAGGGCTATGTCTCGCCGTCTATGGCTGAGTTCAAACAGCGTGAACGTGCGGCGCTGACCGAAAGGCGCCGCGCTCATTCACCTCGCAAACGCAAATGACCAAGCCTGAAGTCACCGCCGTAGGTCGCCTGCTCAAGCCCAAGGGCAATGAGCCACGTATTTACAAGGTCATTGCCATCAAGCCTGATGGCACTGTAAAAACTGTCGTTAGCGAGCCCGCATGAGCCTGCTAGCCGGCATCTGCCAGCCCGGCAGCCTGCTTGGGTTTATGGATGTCGCAACGCAAGAGGATACGGGCGATCTGCTCAACCGCATTCGCGCTGACCTGCATCCTGGCCAGCTTGCTTTTGTCGATGACAGCGACACACAGATCCTTGGCATCAGCGCGGGCTACGGCGCCGGCAAGACACGTGCGCTATGCGCTAAGGCGGTGATGCTGGCCGCGGCCAATCAAGGCTTTATCGGCGCTGTGATGGAGCCGACTGGCCCATTGATCCGCGACATTTGGCAGAACGACTTCGAGCAGTTCCTAGAGGCGTATGAGATCCCATACACCTTCAGGGCATCGCCGCTGCCTGAATACATGCTGCATCTGCCAGGCGGTGACACCAAGATCCTGTGCCGATCATTTGAGAACTGGTCACGCATCATCGGCCTAAACCTTGCATGGGTGCTTGCCGATGAGATCGACACGGTGACGCCATCCATTGCCAATAAGGCATTCCCCAAGATCCTTGGCCGCTTGCGCTCCGGCAATGTGCGGCAGTTTGGCGCTGCTAGCACACCAGAAGGCTTCCGATGGATGTGGAATACATTCGGCAGTGAGGACGCCAAGGGTCGTGCTGATCGCAAGCTCATCAAGATGCGCTCAGTCGACAACCCGCATCTGCCGCCGGACTTCATCGAACGCCTGCAGACCAACTACGACCCCAGCCTGCTACGGGCATATCTGGACGGCGAGTTCGTCAACCTGACTACTGGCACCATTTACGACCGGTTCAGCCGTGAGAATCACGTGCTGACTGAGCTGCCGGATCTAGACCGCGAGCCGTTGCGCATTGGCGTTGACTTCAACGTTGGCAACATGTCTGCCGTGATCGGCGTCCGCAGCGGCAGCAGCCTGCTAGTGATTGATGAGATCAGCGGCGCGCATGACACTGACGCACTGGCGCAAGAGATCCAAGCGCGCTATCCGCATCGTCGTATCTACATCTACCCAGATGCCAGCGGCGGCAACCGCAGCACCAACGCAAGCCAGACAGACATTCAGATCCTGGAGTCCTATGGCATGTCAAACCAGTCACCACGCGCAAATCCTCCAGTTCGTGATCGCGTGGCTGCTGTTCAGGCTTTGCTGGAAAACGGCAAGGGCCAGGTCAGGCTCACCATCCATCAGCGTTGCAAGCGGCTGATCGAATGCCTAGAGCTGCAGTGCTACACCGACAAGGGCGACCCTGACAAGGATGCTGGCCATGACCACATGAATGACGCGCTCGGCTACCTGATATGGCGTGAATTCAACCCATTGCACGCAGGTGCTGGCCGTAGCACAGGCATCAGACTATATTGATTCCGCCAACTATTACATCTACCCATGCTCAAGGGCGCTGAACTACTCGCCAAGGTCAAAGAACTGGGCGATATGCCAAAGTCCGAACTGGTGCGCGCTTGCGGCTATGTCGTCAAGGATCGCGTGGCATTCACGCAGTTCTATGAGGCACTGCTAGAAGCTAAAGGGCTTGACCTCAACGGCAAGACTGCCAAGCGTGGCCGCGGCTTGACCTACAAAGCCAAGGTGCAATTCAACGGCAAACTGCAAATCGGTGATGGCTACCTGCGTGAAATGGGATACGAACCCGGCGCTGAGTTTGACATCAAGATTGGCCGCAACAGCATCACGCTGACTGCTGCTTAAACTGCACCTATGACTGCGGCGCTGTAATGTACACCGGCTTCAATGCGTACGACCGGCCTATTGCGCAGCGCCGCGTTACGCGCGTCCAAGATGCCAACACGGCATGGTACGCGCAAGAGCCGCATTGGATCCTGATTGAAGATCTGCTGCAAGGCACCTATGGGATGCGCCGCAAGCATCGCAGGTACCTGCCGCAGGAGCCGCGCGAGCTAGATGAGTCCTACGACAACCGCCTAGCACGTAGCGTATGCCCGCCGTTCTATCAACGCCTAGAGCGGATGATGGCTGGCATGTTGACGCGCAAGCCCGTACGGCTTGATGACACAGCTGACATCATCCGCGAGCAGTTGTTTGATGTTGACCTACAAGGCAATGACCTCAACGTCTGGACCTATGAAACAACCCGCAAGATGGTCCGTTATGGCCACGTTGGTGTACTGGTGGATGCACCTGCTGATGGCGGTCGACCCTATTGGGTGAGCTACACGCCGCGGCAAATCCTTGGCTGGCGTGCTGAGCAACAGGAAGGCCGGCAGGTATTGACGCAGTTGCGGTTAGCTGAGATGGTCACCGTGCCTGACTCTGATTTCGGCGAAAAAACAGTCGAGCAGATCCGCGTGCTGACGCCAGGTGAATTCCAACTGTATCAGAAGCAAGACAACGGTGATTTCAAAGTTGTCGACGAAGGCCGCACCAGCCTCGGTGAGATTCCATTTTCAGTTGCCTATGCGCAGCGCCATGGCTTTATGGAGTCACGGCCACCGCTGGAAGACATCGCCGAGCTAAACCTCAAGGCATATCAGATCCAGAGCGACCTGGACAATCAGCTTCACATCAGCGCTGTGCCGATGCTGGCGTTCTACGGCTTCCCGTCTGCAGCAGAGGAAGTCAGCGCTGGACCGGGTGAGGCAATCGCATTTCCTGCTGATGGCCGCGCAGAATATATCGAGCCTGCTGGCCGCAGCTTTGATTATCAGTTCCGCAGGCTTGAACAGCTTGCATTGCAGATCAATGAGCTAGGTCTATCGGCTGTGCTTGGCCAGAAGCTATCGGCGGAAACTGCAGAAGCAAAGCGCATTGATCGCAGTCAAGGCGACAGCACCATGATGGTGATTGCGCAGAATGTGCAGGACATGATCGACAACTGCCTGCAGTTTCATGCGCAGTACATCGGCAACAACACATCTGCTGGCAGCAGCTACGTCAACCGTGACTTCCTTGGCACACGCCTTGAGCCCGCTGAGATCCAAGCACTGCTGCAGCTTTACACCGCAGGCACAATCACGCAAGAAACATTACTGCGTGAGCTTGCCGAAGGCGATGTGCTAGGCGACGACTTTAACGTAGATGAGGAGCTTGAGGCTACGGCTAATGCGGGTCTTGATCTACAACCTGCTGGACTGGGTAACCGACCGCTTAGTGGACCTGATGACCTGGATGGAACCGAGGAAACCCAGGAGGCAAGAGCTTGATTATCACGTCAGTGCTTTACCGGAAGAGGTTCTAGCTATCGTGCGCATTAGTTGGTACAAGGAAGGTAGGCCAGATGAAGTGGATGAAACCATCTTGTACGAAGATGGTCAAAACGGTTATGACGCATTCGCAGCTCTAATCACCACTGCGTTAAACCGCGGCGCTAATGTCAGCATCCGCAGCGGATATCAACCGGAAGATCTTGGCATTGAACGATGAGCACTCCAGAAGCGCTATATCGCAATGCGATTGATCTAAACCGCTACAGTAATAGCGTTGCGCGGCGTGTCATCAATGCCTACAACGACATCATCATTGATGCCGCTAACCAGCTGCGCACCATTGATGATCTAGCAGCACCAGTCAAAGCAGCACGACTGCGTGCAATTCTTGCACAGCTCAAAGACAGCTTGGCAACATGGGCAGGTGATGCAACGGAGCTGACCGCATTAGAACTGCAGGGCATTGCAGAGCTGCAATCTGAGTTTGTGACCGATCAACTGCGGCGTGCGTTGCCAGCAGGTGCACGTGATGCAGTGCGCACCGTTGAGATCAGTCCGCAATTTGCGCAGTCAGTGGTAACCACTGATCCGACGCAGATCAACGTGGTGACCTTGAGCGATGACCTATTTGCCGCAGCGTACGGCTCACCGCAGACCTACAGCCTCACCGCAGCTCAAGGTGCCACGATCACATTGCCCAATGGTGAAGTCGTCATCAAGGCGTTTCGCGGCATTGCCGTTGACCAGGCTGAGCGGTTTTCGCAGGTTGTGCGGCAAGGATTGCTGACAGGTGAGCCAACACCAGCCATCGCTAAGCGATTGGTTGGCAATCTTGAATTTGGCGAAGAATCCAAGACTGTGAAGCAACTGGTCGCAGCAGGCGGCCAGGCAACAGCAGTTGCAGATAACCAAATTGTTACTCTTGTCCGCACAAGTATCAATCAAGTTGCCAATGCAGCCAGTCAGCAAGTGTATGAAGCTAATCAAGACATCACTAAGAAGTATCGCTATGTGGCAACACTGGATACCCGCACCAGCAGCATTTGCCGTGCATTGGATGGCCGTGAGTTTGAATACGGCAAAGGCCCGACTCCGCCGCAGCACTTCAACTGCCGTAGCACGACGGTGCCGGTGATCGACTACAAAGAGCTTGGCTTTATCCCGCCGCCGCCGGCAAAACGTGCATCCGCAGGTGGCCAGGTGCCGGCAGATGTCTCATACGGCGACTGGCTAGCAAACAAGCAAAAAGGTGAATCTGATGCCGACCTTTTGGCTAGACAAGCACAAGCACTAGGAGCGGAGAAAGCAAAATACTTTAGAAGGCTTGCAGACAACCGCGGACCGGATCAGGCCATCGCCAAGTTAGTCCGCGATGATGGTTCAGAGTTAACCTTAGATCAGCTCCGCGCGCGATATGGACCTACCTAGCCTCCGTCACTTCCAGAATGTTGGCATCTACTGCATCTCAAGTGATCCCGTAGAGGCACTGCATGGCAAGGCATGGGTGCCGGCCATTTATACCGACAAGGGTTGGGCAACAGCTGATGGCTCTACACTGTTGACAGGTATCGAGGCATGGCGCTATGGCGAAGAAGAAGGACAAGATCGCCAAGGTGATGGGCGAGTACAAGCGCGGGACACTGCAAAGCGGCAAGCCCGGACCAGGCAAGGGTCCAAAGGTAAAAAGCCGCAAGCAGGCAATAGCAATTGCCCTATCTGAAGCTGGCAAAGCTCGCAAGGGTAAGAAGAAATGAAGCGTGGTGATCGCGTTAGTTGGATGTATCAAGGCACGCGCACATTTGGCGTCATCACAGGCATTGGCGGTGAGCGTGCAACCATCCCCACGCAAGGCGGCGGTAGCGTCACCCGCGTTGGCAGTCAAGATGATCCGATCGTGCGCATCAAATCGGAATCAACCGGCAACGCAGTGATCAAAAAGCGTTCTGAATTGCAGCGTGCACCACGGCGATGAGCATCACCTACCGCGGCGAGCAGTTTGACGGCTACAACAAGCCGAAGCGCACGCCAAAGCATCCGAACAAGTCACATGCCGTGCTTGCCAAGGAAGGCGACAAGGAGAAGTGGTAACGTAGAAGTGTAATTAAGCCTGCGGCTTATCCATGTCTGATGAACAACAAACCCAAGAGCCTGCGGCTACTGGGGCTGATGCCGATGCACTGCAGCGCAGTGTTGAAGCACTAGAACGCAAGAATCAAGAGTTGATTGCTGAACTGCGCGCAGCCAAAAAATCAAAAGCGCCAGATGGTGTGAATGTCGATGAGCTGTTGGAATTCAAGCGCAACTACGAGCAGCAGCAGCTTGAATCCCAAGGCAAATACCAAGAGGCACGGCAGGCTTTGGAGCAGCAGTTCCGTGAGGCGACGGCGGAGAAGGACAAGCGCATCTCAGAACTTGAGTCACGCGTCCGCGAGCTGGAACTGGTCACACCAGCAGTGACCGCACTGGCTGACATCGTGCACGATCCTGATCTTGTGCTTAAGACCAAGCTATCGCCTGACGCAATCCAGCGTGAAGCAGATGGCACTGTCGTCGTAGTCGACGGCTACCAGCGCACGCCCGTCGGCGAATGGGCCAAGACGTTGCCTGCATGGATGCAAAAGCAACCCAAGCCGCAAGGCAGCGGTGCACCAACCGGTGGCAGCAATGGTGCCATCCCATCAGGCATGGCTAATCCATTCAGCCGCGAGACCTTTAACCTCACTGAGCAGTCACGGCTGTTTAGGACAGATCGTGATCTATACGATCGGATGAAAGCAGCAGCCAACCGTTAGTATTTGAGTGTCTGCTCGTGATGGCTGCGCCACATAGAGCCTAGGGCTGCGCCCACATCCGTAAACCCTTTTTGAGGATTAGTCATGGCGACCCTTCGCTCTGACATCATCATCCCCGAGGTATTTACTCCTTACGTCATTGAGCAAACCACTCAGCGCGATGCCTTCCTGGCTAGCGGTGTGGTGCAGCCCATGGCGGAGCTAAATGCCACCGAGGGCGGTGATTTCATCAACGTTCCCTTCTGGAAGGCAAACCTTTCCGGTGATTTCGAGGTTCTGACTGATAGCAGCAGCCTCACTCCTGGCAAAATCACTGCTGACAAGCAAGTCGGCGTGATCCTGCACCGTGGCCGCGCCTTCGAGGCTCGCGACCTGGCTGCCCTTGCTGCCGGTTCTGACCCCATGGCCGCCATTGGCGCCAAGATCGCTGATTACATCGCTAACCAGCGCCAAAAGGATCTGCTGTCTGCCCTTGCTGGCGTGTTCGGCAGCCTCGGCGCTACCTCTAGCTCGGCTGCATTCTTCCCGCTGACCATTGACGGCGAATCGGGCGATACCCCGACTGTGCTGTCCCCGCGTCACGTGGCAGAAGCCAAGTCGCTGCTGGGCGACCAAGGCGACAAGCTGACCGCTATCGCTATGCACTCCAAGGTCTACTACGACCTGGTTGAGCGCAAGGCTATCGACTATGTGTCTTCCAACGAGGCACGTGGCCTGAGCACCACTCAATCCGGTGGTTCTCTTGTTGCTGCTTACGGCGGCAGTGTGGATGTGCCTACTTACTGCGGCCTGCGCGTGATCGTCTCTGACGATGTGCAGACCGATGGCAGTGGTTCCACCACTGAGTACGCCACCTATTTCTTCACCCAAGGCGCAATTGCCAGCGGTGAGCAGATGGCAATGCAGACTGAAACCGACCGTGACATTCTCGCCAAGAGTGATGCCATGTCGATCGACCTGCACTATGTGTACCACCCCGTGGGCGCTAAGTGGGCAGTGACTACAGTCAACCCCACCCGCGCTCAGCTGGAGACCGTGGGCAACTGGTCGAAAGTGTACGAAACCAAGAACCTTGGCATCGTGCGCGCGACCAACACCTCTAACTTCGATTGAGGTAACTGACCATGCCTTCCTCTATCTTTGAGCTGACTTCTGACCTTTCGGTTCAGGAGATCGCAATCAGCAAGCGTCCTGTCAAGGCCGCTAGTGATGCTGCTACCACGTTGACCGCTGCCGAGTCCGTTAACGGCGTGGTGACCATGACCCCTTCTACCGGTCGTGCTCTGACCACTCCCACCGGCGCTGACCTGAAGAGCTACATCGATGGCCCGTTGGAAGTTGGCACCAGCTTTGAGCTGACCGTGGTCAATGCTGCAGCTGCTACCCACGCCATTACCCTGACCGCTGCCGCTTCGGGCATCACCCTTGGCGGCGCATCTGCAATGGCAACCGTGGCTGCCGCCTCTAGCGCCACCTACGTGTTCGTTTGCACTGCAGTGGGCACTCCTGCTTTCAGCGTTTACCGCAAGGGCTGATTGTGGGACTGTTCGCCTTCAGGCGACGCCAGGAACGTGAGGCTGCTTCTAAAGAGGCAGCCTCTTTTCCTATTGCTGAGCCTGCGCTTAAACTTGAAATGACGGAGCCACCGGCTGATGGCAATAACAATCGTGGCCACGCCCGGCGCGGCAAACGCAAACTCTTACCTGACGCTGGCAGCAGCGGAGCTGATTATTGAAGGCTTCTTGCAGGATGATGACGTCGTAGCTTGGGCATCGGCTACAACGGATCAAAAGAACCGTGCGTTGTTTTCTGCAACGCAACGGATTGACCGTGAGCGGTTCTTAGGTGCTCGTGCTACTGATACGCAGGCACTGCAGTGGCCGCGTACTGGCGTGCGCAAGCCTGACACCTACATCAATACGTACGCTGTCGGCTTTCCGTTTCGCATCACGACTGACTACTACACCGACACTGAAATTCCAGATCGCATTCAGTTCGCTCAGTGCGTCCTTGCCGTTTACCTGAACAACAACAAGGACGGCATGGCTCTGAGCGGACTGGAGGATTACAAGTCCGTCAGCATCGGCAGCCTTAGCGTTACAACATCAGGCGCAAGCGCAAGCGCTACCGGTGCCGATCGCGTGCCACCGCTTTATGAACGGTATTTGACCGGACTTAGAATCAGTGGACCAGGTAACTTTTCTATCCGCAGGAGCTGATCGTGGAAGACATTTACAACATTGGCTTTGAGTACATCAGCGACACCGCGGCTCACGTTGGCAGGTTTGGCAAGCTTTATGCATTGGCCGATGCCGTGATTGCATCCGCAGTGATCCAAAACGCCAGTGGCAATGCATTCACATCCGTGCCGCTTGCTGCTGGCGATGAGATCTATGGAGTCTTCACCAGCGTGACGCTGGCATCCGGCAAAGTCGTTGCGTACAGGATCTGATCATGAGCGACACGAACTACCTTGGCATCAATTACTCAATAGGTGCAACATTTATTGATGGCACTGATACATTCACTGGCAGGTGGGGTGCAATTCACTTCACGACCAATACCATTGTTGACACCATCATTGCCCAGAACTACGACGGCAGTACCTTGTCTGGCCAGTCTTTTGATGGCGCAACAACCCTTTACGGCGTATTCACAAGCATCAAGCTGCAAAACGGGCACTGCGTTGCTTATAAGCTCTAATGGCACTTGCTACCTCGCTGCGTAAAGTTGCAAGCAAGCTGATGAGCAAGTTTGGCGGTACTGCGACGATCCGTCGTGTTACGCCAGGCGCTTACAACACAACAACAGGTACCGTCAGCGAAACCACTACTGACACTGCAGTCCGCGGTGTGCTTGAAGACGTCAACCTGCGTGAGGTCAATGACCTGATCCAAGCAACGGACAAGCGTTTGCTGATCGCCGCTGCAGATATCAGCTCAGCACCGACAACTGCGGATGAAGTGCTAATCGGTGGCATCACCTATCAGGTGATTCGCATAATTACGATTGAGCAGGACAACACGCCGATTACTTACGAGCTAATCCTTAGGGCATAATGGCACGCGAAATCAAGGTTGGTGATATTGGCAACTACGCTGAGCAGCAGTTTGAAAAACTGTTACGTGTTGCTGTACTAGAGACTGATAGCAGACTCAAGCAGGCAAGCCCTGTTGATACCGGGCGCTTTCGTGTTAGCTGGCAAGTAGGTGAGAATGCGGCCGGCTCTTACGACGCAGGACCGCAACAGCCGTCTTCAAACACGGATCGCTCAAAAACATCTCCGCCTGGTGGATTGATCGTGCCGTTGCAAAGAATGAACTACCAGCAAGAAAAGCTAGGCAACGTTTACAGCGTGCACAACAATCTGCCATATGCAGAGCCTCTTGCTAATGGCAGCAGCAAGCAGGCGCCTGCAGGATGGGTGCAAGGCATCGCCAAAGACATCCAAGCGTTTGTGCGCGTCAATGCAGACCGCATTGGGAGGGAATCATGAGCAGCACCTACAACGACGTTCGCGCCGCGATTGAAGGGCGCATTGGCACGGAGATGGCGTTGTCGCCCGTTTACCCTGTCAGCTATCAAAACGTACCGTTTACGCCGCCCAACAACACGCCATGGGTGCAAGTATTCATCCGCTTTGGCGATAACAGCTATGCCACGCTGCTACCGACTGGCGGCGTTGGATTCAACCGCCAGACCGGTACGCTAGTGGTCAATGTCTTTACGCCACAAGGGCAAGGCACCGCAGCGAACTTCACCATTGCAGAGCGCATCAAAGACAAGTTTGACCGCGCCAAGTTCAGCAGCATCATCTTTGACGCGGCATCCGGGCCATCTCAAGTAACACCAGCAGCGCCTGAGCCTTACTTTCAGACTCAGCTAACTGCTACGTTTGAAGCGTATCTAGACTGACGGTAGCCAATACCGTTCATAACATGGCTGTCACTGTTTTGTCCGGTACATCCGGCGCCCTTTACTACAAGCCAGCTGGCACCACCGGAACATTCGGTGAGGCTGGTGTCAATACATCCACTGAAACCATCACAGTCGAGCCTTACCTCAATTTCAAGGTTGGCGATCCTGTTAAGTTCCGCGTGGTCAACAGCCAATCTGGCGAGTCCGGCAGTGGCACGCTGCCTGCTGGTCTTTCTGCCGGCACCACCTACTACGTGATTGCCTACACCGCCAGCACCGGCGCTCTGCAGGTTTCCGCCTCCGCGGGTGGCGCTGCTGTCAACATCACCGACGATGGCACGGCTGCAGCACCTAACGAATTTGAGGTCTACTACGCGGATTACGCCGCCGTCGGGCAGGTGCAATCCTGGTCGTTTGAGATCAGCCGCGCTGAGATTGATGTCACCACTATCGGTCAGACCGCTGGTCAATATGCGCCCTTCCGCGCTTATATCCCTGGCTTCGCCGATGGCAATGGCACTGCCAGCATCTATGTGACCAATGAGGACAGCGCCCTGTCCAATCGCATGGTTGAAGACGTGCTGCAGCGTCAGCAGGTTGGCTGTGCTTTCAAGCTGTACACCGACAAGCAAAGCTCTGAAGCGCTGAGCCGCTCCATTGCTATGGATGCCGTGCTGCTGACCGCCAGCCTGAATATCAACCCTGATGATGCTCAGATGGTGGAGATCACCTTCCGACCTGCCGGTGCTCCTAGCTTCGATTTCAGCACCTCTGCTTGATCACTGATTGCCCCTAGTTGCACTAGGGGCTTTTTTGTGTTTAAAGTATCAATGAACTGAATAATTTTGCATGGCATCTGCCAATTCATCCATGCGCGCGCTTGATCGCCTCAAGAAAGCGGCCAACTTGACGCCGATCAAAAAGCAGGTTGAGCTGAGCGATGGCGACGTGTTTGAGTTTTACTGCAAGCCGCTGACCATGGCCGAACGCGAGCGGGCACAGAAGGATGCTGGCTCAGATGAGGCAACGGCATTCGCTCTGCAGCTTTTGGTGTCCAAAGCCTTGGATGAAACCGGCCGCCCGCTGTTTCGCGCTGGTGAAATCGCAGAGCTGAAAAACGAAGTACGTGATTCGGATCTGCAGGAACTGATGCTTGCAGTGCTCACCGACAAGCATGACGCGGAAGAGGTCGACGCAAAAAACTGATCAAGCTGGTTAAACAGGATCATCTGCTGCGGCTGATGATGCGCTTAGCCAGAGATCTTGGATACACGCTGTTGGAGCTATCAGAGCGACTCACCTACGAGGAGCTGCAGCTCTGGGGTTTGATGTATCAAGTCGAATATCAAGAAGCAGAAGAGGCAAGCCAAAAGGCTAGTCGGCGTAGAATGTAAGGAAGCAGTTGGCGGATCATGTCAGTCGTAGCAAATGTTGCGATTAACGTTGATGCCGCCAACGCAATCCAGCAGCTCAACCGCGTTAAGACTGCCGCCACTGACGTACAAGGCGGCTTTAACTCAGCGGCAACAGGCGCAAAGGGATTAGGTGGGGCATTGCAAGCTGCGCTTGGTCCGCTGCTGACGATCACAACAGCATTGACTGCCGTCAAGGCTGGCTTGGATGTTGCATTCGAACGTGGTGCTGCAGAGCAGCGGCTGCGCAATCTCACCAGCAGCACGGATGAATTCAACGCAGCCATGGCACTGGCGGCCAATTCATCGGCAAAATTTGGACTGACGCAAACAGAGTCAACCAAAGCGCTGGCCGATGTTTACGGCCGATTGAAGGGCGTTGGCTTTGGCCTGCAAGAGACTGGCCAGATCTATCAAGGCTTTAATGCCATCGCGCTGCAGTCCGGTCTTGCTGGCGCAGAAGCAGCAGGTGCATTCTTCCAGCTCAGCCAGGCACTAGGCAAAGGCAAGCTGAACGGTGATGAGTTTGTCATTGTTGCGGAGCGGATGCCACAGTTGCTTGACGCAATTGCACAGACCACCGGCAAGAGCCGCGGCGAGCTACAAGGCATGGCTCAAGACGGCAAGATCACAAGCCAGGTCTTGTACGAGGCATTGTCTGGCGCTGCGGCGGCGTCCGAGAACCTAAATGGCAAGCTGACCGCACAGCAACAGACCTTCAACAACCTGCGGCAGGTTACGGATCAACTGCTCAACAGCATTGGCCAGGTGTTTGCACCTGCTGTTGTTGCTGGCGCTCAAGGACTAGCCACTGTCGGCCAGATGCTTGCTGACTGGTGGAGCTATTTGGGGAATGTGATCTTTCCCAAGGTCTACGAGGCAATCCAACCTGTCATTGCATCACTGCAGGCAGCATTCAAAGACATTGACTTTGACGCTATTCGCGTAGCGATTCAAAGCATCATGATCAAGGGTTTTGAGAATGCCATTGTTGTCATTAGCAATTTCTCGAAGGTTCTTGCATTTGTCATTGATAGCTTTAAGGCGCTATCGCAGAATCCTGTCTTTCAATTCATTGCTGAGCAGGTTGGGCGCCTTGCCAACTTCCTAGGGCTGACCAATGACAAGGTTGGCAAGTTCAAGGAAGAGCAGCAAAAAGTCAATGAGGCAGCAGCCGAATCAGTCAAGAACTATTCCAGCTTGCCACCTAAGATTGACGACGCAAAAGAAGCAGCCAAGAAACTAAAGGAGGAGCAGCAAGCCGTCACCAAGGCAATTCAGGAAGCCAGCCAAGCTGCTGATGCTTCCGCCAAAGTCGTTGATGCTGTAGCTGGACAGCGTGCTTCGATCACGCAGGCTTATCTGCAGGCTGAGATGCAGATCAATGACGTGCTGCTCCAGCAGGCGCAACGTCAGCTTGATAACGCACAGAACCAAGCGCAGCGAGTCAAAGCAGCAAAAGATATCTATGACATCACTGTCAGGCAAGCTGAGCTTGAATATCAAGCAACGCAAGCGCAAATTGCTGCTGAGGTAGAGAAAGCAAGGCTGGCGGTCGTTTCCGCTGAGCAAAAAGCCAAAGAGGTAGAGGCTGTTGTCCGCCTAGCTGCAGCGCAAGGCACTGCCAACGCCGAGCATTACAAAGCGCTTGATGCAATCAGAGAGGCTGTGGACTTAGCAAAAATCCAAGGCGGCACAGTTGCAGTGGTTGCAGAGCAACAAGAACGCGCCGCTCGTGCGGTGCGAGATGGCAGCATCGAAGCGGCAAAGGCTGCCTATCAGCAAGATATCGTGGCGAAGGCTACGGGCTCTGCTGCAGCGGCATCAGGCACGTTTGCAAGCAATATGGAACGAGCTGCAACGGCGGCGCAAAAAGTGTCATCTGCCACGTCTGGTGCCGTAGTCGGCATGACAAGCGCCACCGCAGTTGGCGCTCAATACAACTTCGGCCCTGCAGGCGAGAATGCTGCTTTTAAGGCTGCATATGAAGCGGCACTGAACAAGCTGCAGATGGATCAAACTCGCATGTTCGTTAGCGTTGCAGAAGCTGAGCGCAAATACGCTGAACTAAATCAACGGTTCTTTGAGCAAGCCACTAGCTACAATAAACAATTTTGGGAGAACAGCCGCAAGAATGCTGAAGAATCTTGGTTCAAGGGTGGCGGCACAATCTTGCCTGGCATGTCATCCGCTAACCGCCCGGCAGCCACTGGTATGCAGCAATATGGCATCGGCACCGGAGCAAGCATGGCCACGCCGCAAGTCAACATTACCACTGGCCCTGTAACTCAAATGGGTGGCACAAACTACGTCACGATGAGCGACCTGCAACAGGCAGCATCCACGGCGGCACGTCAAGGCGCCAACATGGCACTGAATCAACTGCAGAGCAACCCATCGCTGCGTAGGACCATTGGGGTAGCACGATGACGATTGGCATCGCTAGCTTTCTAGCCTTCAGGCAGGCCGACTACAACAGCCTTGCTGCTCGCTATCAAAGCTATTGGCCAAACCAGATTGTTGATAGCCACACGTTCTATCCGTTTAATGTCAACGCTATTATCTCCAATGCAACCGGCGGGCAGCAAAGCCTGAGCGTTGATTTTGCGGCCAGCAATGATATTGTCAGCATTGTTGAAACCGGTCTAGCTAATGGCTATTTTGTTGAGCTAAGTTTCTACTACTTCACGCCAACAACTAACGGAGCACCACCAACAGCTAAAACGCTATTTGCTAGTTACATTGGCGAGCTGATCAGCGCAAGCCAGAATGAAACGTCGATTTCGATCCAGATTGGATCTAGCCTGAATCCCGTTGAAGCCCAGGCGCCGCCGCGCAAATTCACAACTACTCTGATCGGAGAGCCGCCCAAGATATGACAAGCAACCCGAACTACATCGCGCCGCAAAGCGCATCAGCTCCGATCACCACCAACCTGCGCAAGGATGAGCTGGCAGCTTTGCTCACCGTTGAGCAGGGCGCTACAGCGCAGCAGCGCATTGCAGCAACCGGCAACTCTATACCGCTGGTGTTCTGCAGGCAAACCGGCGGCGTTGGTGGCGCATGGGTAACGCCGCCTGCTGTTCGCTTTGGCGTTGAAGAAAATGTCAACACAGGCGATTACTTTGCATTTGGACTTGTCATCAGCGATGGACAGATTCCTGCAATTGCCGAGTCTGATGTTTGGAAAGGACCGATCAGAGTTAATACGCTTTCTGGGTACGGCATTACCAATGCTTACGGCAGCCTGCCAGCAAGCGGTTATAACTACACGCTGACATCAATCGGGCCAGATACACCAGCTACATCCACAACCAACACCCAAACGTATAACTACGCAAACACAAACGTTTCGTTTAGTTTTTCTGGTAATTCCTATACGATTACTGTTGCAGGATGCACAGCATTTAGCTTTAGCGACTCAAAGATTACGACAAGTCCATCAGCTGCTGTTAATTATTTTCACCGCTGGGCAGCCCGCAGCAATGGCTCCTTAATTGATGGGAGCGGTTTAACTGAAAGCACTGATTTCAGCGGATCTTTTTCCTTTCCATCGCCTGTTAATTTCACGCTAACGATTGACACATCTTTTAGCGGATACTGGCCAAATCCCGCGTACTTGGTCTTTTCTGCGCTCTCCTATACATATCGAGTAACAACAACGGTCACAACACCCCAGATTCCTGGTGCCGTAACCAACCTACCGCTGTTCGCAGGCTCGGGTGGATCGTTTTCTGGCATGAGTATTCTTGCCGTCAAGGGACGCTATGCCGTGGACGCGGAGACAGGTATCTATAAGCAGCAAGTGCGTTGCTTCGTGCGCAACGGCGTACAGGTTGATCGCGTTCTAGGTGGCAGCGGCAGCAGTTGCAGCTTCCCAGACCTTGCGTACTACCTACTCAAAAATGCAAACAAGGTATCTATACGGCTTATTGATCTACCGTCATTTCAAGGGGCTGAAGGGTTCAACGCAAGGTATCAGCTATTTTTCAACGGTGTGCTTGCAAATAGCGTAAACCTGCGCGATTACTTAACGCGCGTTGCACCGCTATTCCTGCTTCGTTTTGTACAAATCAATGGCAAATTTGGGTTGCGGCCTGTGCTGCCCTTGGATGGTTCTTTTAACGTCAGCACAGCGGCAATCACCCCTGCGTACACCTTTAGTGACGCAAATATCGTTGCAAGCACGTACCTGAAAGAGTACATCGACATCAACCAGCGCAAGCCTTTCTGTGCGCTGATGACGTGGCGCTCACAAACAGAATCGGTCTACGGCACACCTAAAACTAACGAAGTTCGCTACGCAGGCACTGCAATAGATGGACCATTTGAGCAATACGACATGGAAGAATTTTGCACCACAGAAAACCACGCAACGCTGATTGGTCGCTACATCCTTGCTAGCCGCAAGCTCATCACTCACACTGTGTCATTTCAAACAACCGCGCTAATTGGCAACTTAGCGCCTACGGACATCATCAACGTCACTTGGGATTACGGCTCCAGTGTTGCTGGCGGCGAAAACAAAACGATCTTTTACCAAGTCGATACAGTGGCGGAAGGCGCAGATGGTGTTTTTAGGGTGGAAGCAACCCACTTCCCAACCACAGCTACTGGTGTTAGCCAGGTGGCTTTAGACATGCTCACCGGTATCTGATCATGGCAGTCGCAGCCTTCCCCAGCATCAAACCATCCTCGCGGACCTGGACTCCCGGTTCACAGCCGGTTCAATCTTTTACTGCGTTATCCGGGTATGAAGCGCGTGTGCTGCTTGGCCCAAACCCTGTTGGTGCAACGCTGTCGCTCGGCTTCCAGAATCTGATTGAAGCCGTGTTTCTACAGATCACTAATCACTACGCCACCGCCAAAGGCACCTATGAGGTTTTCGATTTACCGGCAGACATATTTGCCGGAATGACAAGTTACGCCGGCGTAACCCCATCCGGCTACCAGTGGCGCTATTCGGGTCCGCCAACCATCGAATGGACTGCACCGGGCATTGGAAATGCCTCAATTACTCTTTTAGCGGTCAAAGCTTAGGCTGTGGCTACGATGGTTTCAAAGCCTGCAGCACACACCGTACATGGCTAAGCAGTACACCGGTATTGATGGCGCCTTGTACGTGGACGACGTAAAGGTTGCCCGCGTCAGCAACTGGAGCTTTTCGGCTAACGCCGACGTACTGGAGACCACCAGCCTCGGCGACTTTGCCCGTAACTACGTGTACGGCGTACAGTCATTTAACGGAAGCGCCATTATTTTTTACTACGAAAACGCATCTAATCTGATTGATGGCAGCGGACTGCTGACCGACGTGGTACGAACCACGCAGACACCCACGGAACCCACGCACATCTTGGAACTGCGATTTTCTGGAGGCAGCACTAATCGTGCAGTGAAATTTAAGTGCGCTTTGAATACTGTGGAAATTAGCGCCACTACTGGCGAAATTATCCAAGCCAACATTACGTTTACTGTCTGCGGCGCCCTCACCACCGCTAACCTGGGCTGATGGCTATCTGGATTGGTGAAGCTGGCGGCATTCGCATCGGGCGCCCCGAATCCGAGCGCATTTATGCATACATCAATCCCTCCGAAGTCGATCCTGGAAACAAACGCTTTGGCTTTGCAGACGCCGGCTCAGCTCTGATTACAGGAGATCAGATTTGGATTCGACGCGTAGAGGAGTCAGGTCAAGTCAGTTCCAGCTTGCTTGATTTTGTAGACCCTTCTGGATGGGTTGATAACACGCGGCGGAATGATGGGCAGTGGTACGTCAACGCTGACAGCGTTGGTGGAATACGGCTTTTTGATAACTGGCAATCAGCTATAAACAACACATACGCCGATGCCATTGCACTAGCCACTCCAGCCTCAACTTACCGCGTTAGTTACGAGATCGTACAAAGTGGCGCCGACTATTTAGCGCAAACTGTTAGCTGGGTGCTGAATACAGATCGAGATGTTGCTGATTACACGAGCCTAGGGGATTCTTTCAAGCAACAAATGAGCACGCTGGTATCAGGAAGTGGCGAACTTGATTGCTTTTTTGATACGACATGGAGAGGCGGTGCTCCTGTTTACTCAGGCCAAGAGGAGTCGGCAATTTACATGCACCGATTAGCATTACGGCAGCAAATAGGTGCAAAATTTACAGGCGTGTTTTTAATGAAGCGGTCACAGACTGTCCCTATTGGCACGCTAATTGATGCGTCCGAGGCTAGCCGCGAACTGTTTTATACGGCCGATTGTATTATTACGTCTGTTGCGACAGAGCTAATTGCTGATCAGCCAATTCACAGCAGGATAACGTTTGTTACTACAGGTCCGATTCAGTTGGTCTTCAGCACTCCGGTGTCCTACCTGCTGCAAGAGCAGGCGCCATATGATCGGATCCTGCAGGAATCGGGCTTTGGCGTGCTTTTGGAGACTCCAGATTAGACTTGGGCAATAGCGGTGGTTTCTTAAGCAGTGGCCGACCAAAAAATTACGCAACTCAACGCGTTGCTTGCCGCAGATGCGCAAGCCACTGTCGATGTGCTGCCCGTTGCGGACGTAAGCACTGCCGAAACCAAGAAAATCACGCTGGCGGATGCGGTTACCTCCGGCATCGGCTCCATTGCCAACAACACCATCCCTGGCGCCAAGCTGCAAAACGGCTCGGTTACCGCAACTCAAATAGGCACCGGAGTTGTTGGCACTACCCAGCTAACAGATAGCGGTATAACGACCGCAAAAATCAACGACGGCGCAGTCACCACCGCGAAGATTGCCGCCGACGCCGTAACCGCTACAGAAATCGCAGCTAACGCGATTGGAAGCAGTGAGCTGGCTGATAACGCAGTTGATACCGCTGCGATCCAAAACAACGCCGTCACAACAGCAAAGGTTGCCGATGGCTCGATCACAGCCGCGAAGATTGCACCTGGGGTCCTTGGTGACACTCAAATTGCCGATGGCTCGATCACTAGCTCCAAGCTGGCTGATGGTGCTGTTACTACAGCCAAGATTGCAGATGACGGCGTAACCTCGGCAAAACTTGCTACGGGTGCAGTCGACACCACCGCCCTTGGTTCTGCGGCGGTAACTGCAGCAAAGATCGCTGACGGCACTGTTACCGCCGCAAAACTGGCGAACGATCTTGACGGCAGTGAATTTTTAGCTCAGGCACCCAATACAGTTCTTGCGGGTCCCACATCTGGCGCCAATGCTGTTCCCGGTTTTCGAGCTTTAACAGCGACAGATATTCCGCTGCTTACAGCATCAAATTTGCCGATTGCTGCCACTGGCGTCCGTGGATCAGTTTCTGTCGGCACTGGATTATCTGCTGACGGCAGCGGTGTTCTCAGTATTTCAAACACTGTTGCCGGTGCAACAGCCACAAAGGTTACCTACAACAGCAGCGGTTTAATTACTGCATCCGCATCGTTGGCGGATACGGATATCCCGGCGCTAGATGCAAGCAAAATCACAACCGGTACGTTTGGCACGTCGCTGATCGCCAATAGTGCTATTACCGGCGCAAAAATTGCCAACGAATCGACAGTTCTGTTTGGTGGTGCCGGCAGTACAGCCGGCGTCGTTACCTTCCCGAACGCTCAGTTCAAAGGGCAATACTTTTACGACGAACTCAACCAAGACCTTTATATCTGGTCTGGCTCTGCGTGGCTGCCAGTTACCATTATTTCCGGCGAGCTGATCTATGCAGGCACATACAATGCAAGCGTTAATCAAGTCGCGTCTATTACCTCCGCTGGTGGTGCAGTTGGCCTAACTGTTGGCGTGGCACTGCCTGCTGCATCTTCATCAAATAGCAGGTATTACCTGGTTGTTTCGGATTCGGGCACTGGTTCTGGTAATGCGCCGGCAGAACCGCTGGCACCGCCAGACATGATCCTGTCGAACGGTACGTCGTGGGATCTGATCGACGTATCTAACGCTATTGCAGGTCAAACAGCAACCAACATTAGTTTTACGCCATACGGCGGGATTATCGCAACTAACGTTCAATCCGCCCTGCAAGAGCTTGATGATGACAAGCTAGCAAAAGCTGGTGGTACCGTTACCGGCCAAGTATTGATCGGCACTACTGGAAGCCTCGTGTTTGAGGGCTCCACAGCAGACGATTTTGAGACGACCTTAGCCGTCACTGACCCAACGGCTGATCGCACGATCACGCTGCCGAACGTCACTGGAACGGTTGTCACAACCGGTGATACTGGCACGGTCACTAGCACGATGATTGCTGATGGCACGATTGTTAATGCGGATATTGCCTCCGGTGCCGCGATTGATTACAGCAAGTTGGCGACGCTAACCAGCGGCAATATTGTTTTAGGAAGCGGTGCAAACATTGCTACCAGCACTGCGGTAACTGGTGATGTTACAATCAGCAATACCGGCGTAACCGCTATTTCCAGCGGCGTCATTGTTGACGCTGACATTAACGCGAGTGCTGCAATTAGCGGTAGCAAAATTGCGGCTGGCACCACCAGCGTGGTGGGCGTAGTTCAGCTGACGGACTCGTTCAGCTCGACCAGCACCAGCACCGCGGCGACACCGAACGCGGTTAAGTCGGCCTACGACCTGGCAAACGCAGCGCTGCCGAAGTCCGGCGGCACGATGACCGGTGCCATCACGTTCGCGGCCGGGCAGGCGATCACGGGCTACGCGACACTGGCAACAGCGCAGAGTTTCACCGCAGCACAACGCGGCAGCGTAGTGGCGCTCACCGATGGCGCAACGATCACGCCGGACTTCGCGGCGGGCAACAACTTCTCAGTCACGCTCGGCGGCAACCGCACCCTGGCCAACCCCAGCAACCTCACCGCTGGCCAGGCCGGCACGATTGTGATCACGCAGGACGGCACCGGCAGCCGCACGCTGGCCTACGGCAGCAACTGGAAATTCCCCGGTGGCACCGCACCTACACTCACCACAACGGCCTCTGCTGTGGACGTGATCGCCTACTACGTCGAGAGCGCCACCCGCATCACCGCCCGCCTGATCTCGGACGTTAAATGAGCATCCTCAACAACAGCCTGCTGCTTGGCGCTGATGCTGGTGGGTATCAGATCAGCAGGTCGCTGCGGTTCAACAGCGCAGACTCGGCCTATCTCAGCCGCACACCTGCATCAGCGGGCAACAGGCAGACGTGGACGCTTAGTTGGTGGATGAAGCGCTCCAAAATTGGCGGTGTTAATGAGTTTGTGTTCGGTACTGGCGGTAGCAATACTGTTGCGCAGATATTCTTTGATTCATCGGAAAAACTGCGATACGGAACTTTTACAGGAGAGCCGCTTGTAACTGCAGCCGTTTTTCGGGATACATCAGCTTGGTATCACTGCGTTTTTGTGCATAACACCGCAAACGCGACGGCAGCAGATCGCCTAATTCTTTATGTCAACGGAGTCCGTGCTGATACCTCGACTTATACGGCACCAAGTCAAAACAGCGACGGTGCCTGGAACCGCGCTGTCGGTCATGTCATTGGTGGGACAGCCGATGGTGGATCTAGTGCTGCTCAGCCAAGCTTCAACGGCTACCTCGCCGACATCCACTTCATCGACGGCCAAGCCCTAACCCCATCGAGCTTCGCCGAAACCAACGCCACCACCGGCCAGTGGGTGCCCAAGGCTTACACCGGCAGCTACGGCACCAACGGCTTCCGCCTCAACTTCAGCGATAACAGCGCCGCGACAGCGACCACACTTGGCAAGGATCGAGCGGGCTCAAACAACTGGACGCCGAATAACCTCAGTGTCACCGCCGGTTCAGGCAATGATTCCCTCGTAGACACCCCGACTTCTTACGGCACCGATACAGGCGCTGGTGGGGAGGTGAGAGGAAACTATGCGACGTGGAATCCTCTAGACACTCAAGCAACACTCTCACTGGCAAACGGCAACCTTGACGCAACTGGATCTACTAACGGCCGGGTTCGTGCAACACTATCAATGCCTTCCGGTAAATGGTACTGGGAAACCACAGCAACAGCAGTACCAGCTAGTGATAGCAATTACGTTTGTCTCTGGCCAAATAATATACCATTAAGCAATGACACTTATCGTGTCATGTATCGAAACGATGGAGTGTACGTCGTTGGCGGAACTGTTAATACTGGATGGTCGACTTGGACCACTGGAGACATTATTAGCGTAACTTTTGACGCCGATACAAGAGAAACAAAATTCTACAAAAATAACACTCTTGCTGGAACAGTAACAGCACTGACGCCACCTACTGGTACGTCTTACGCCCCCGCATTAGTTCTGCAAGACACTAACTCAGCTCTGACCGCCAACTTCGGCCAACGCCTTTTTGCCTACACCGCCCCAAGCGGCTTCAAGGCGCTGTGCGATACCAACCTGCCAGCCCCAGTAGTCGCCAAGCCTTCGACGGTGATGGATGTTGCTCTTTATGCGGGCACAGGTTCGTCACTGACAGCAACCAGTGCGCTGGGATTTAGCCCAGATCTTGTATGGATTAAAGGCCGATCTGGCGCAACGGATCATGCACTGTATGACGCAGTGCGTGGGGCAACACTCGATCTGGTTAGCAACAGTACCGCTGCTGAAACAACTCAAACCCAGGGTCTAACTGCTTTTAACAGCAACGGGTTTAGCGTCGGCACACTAGCAAAGGTCAATACCAGCAGCGCCACCTACGCCGCCTGGACCTGGGACGCCGGCTCATCAACAGTCACCAACACCAGCGGGTCGATTAGCTCGCAGGTGAGGGCTAATGCCAGTGCGGGGTTCTCGATTGTTACTTATACGGGGAACTCTGCAACAGATCAAACTATTGGTCACGGCCTGGGAGTAGTACCTGGAATGGTCATTGTTAAATCACGAGGTTCAACGGACCCTTGGGTCGTTTATCACACTTCGCTTGGTGCTACTAAGTTTCTGTATTTAAACCAAACAACTGGAGAAAGTATAGTTGCGGGCTATTGGGGAACACCATCATCAACTACTTTTGGTATTAAAGGCGGTGGCTGGGCAAACAATGTTAATGGTGTAGCAATGGTTGCCTACTGCTTCGCCCCAGTAGCCGGGTACTCTTCTTTCGGCAGCTACACCGGCAATGGCAGCACGGATGGGCCGTTTGTGTTTACCGGGTTTAGGCCAGCCTTTGTGTTGGTTAAAGGAACTGGCAATGGTCTCATTTGGACTATTGAGGACAGTAAGCGAGATACCTACAACGGAACCAGCAAATACCTCCAACCTCAGTCTTCAGATGCCGAAGGGTCAGTTTCAGCCCCTCACTACGACTTTACTTCAAACGGATTCAAAATCCGAACAACCGATTCAGCGTGGAATCAAAGCAGCAACACCTACATCTACGCTGCCTTCGCCGAATCACCCTTTGCTTACAGCCGCGCCCGCTAGTAGTGAACACGACTTCTGCCCCCGCTAACCTGACCACACGGACCTGATCGCCATGTTCATCCTCGACGGCCGCCCGCTGAGTCCTGATGTGCCCTTCGAGCACGATGGCATCAGCTACCCAGCCAACTGGCTCCGGCTGGCCAGTCCCGAGGAGCGTGCCGCGATCGGCATCACAGAGGAGCCTGATCCTGCTCCATACGATCAGCGGTTCTACTGGGCACCAGATCTGCCGAAGGATCACGCCCAGCTGGTGCAGCAGTGGACACAGCAGACACGCACCACCGCGGGCACGCTGCTCACACCGACCGACTGGTACGTGGTGCGTGAGCTCGACAACAACACACCGACGCCCGTCGAGATGAAGGATTGGCGCCAGGCCATCCGCATCGACTGCGAGGCCAAGGTCGCCGCGATCGAGGCCACCACCGCCACGGAGGAGCTGGCCGACTACATCACCGGCGCCGACTATCCCACGTGGCCGACTGATCCCTACGCTTCCAAGCTTGAGGCCGAAAAGTAATCTAATGCCATAAAAGGTTGGCAGGTGGCCGGTCCTCACGCGGTGCCGGCCTCGCCGCAGCCTGCCACTACGGATCGCCTAAACGCCTCAAAAGGGTTTAGGTGCCAAGTTTAGCAAGTGGCTAAGCTATTGGCATGATCGAGCTGATCGCTGCTGTTGCCGGGGCGTCGATCTCCGTTGCCGCTATGGGCGCAATGGGTTTTAGCCGCCGCAATGATGAAGCGCGGGATGCCGTGATTCGATTGACCAGCGCCGTGGAGCACATTGCTACTCAGCTAGAAGTGCTCCACACTGATATCAAAGAAGACCGCAAGGAGACTTTTACACGGTTAAATACGGTTGAGCAAAGGGTATCTAAGCTAGAGGCACAGCCACGGGCTCGCTGATCATGAATCGCCTTGCTGATTACATTGCCTTGGCGGTTGCCGTTCATGGCGTCGCTTTGATCGTGGTCAACCTGACCCCTACCCCTAAAGACAACAAAGCGCTAAGAAAAACCGCCAAACTTGCGGTCAAACTTTATAGGGCTATCGAAGTGGTTGCTGGTGTTGTCACTCCATTGGTTAAGCGATGATCAAACTGACCGATCTGTTTAAGTATTACAAGCACGGCACGCCACATCAGATGGCTGCCATCTCTGAATTAGAGGCTGAGCTAGTAAAGGTTGCGCCGCAGGTCTTTAGCAAGGATCAACCGTGGTATAAAACTTGGCAGGCTGGCGGCAAGTTGCATAATTATGAGCCAGCCATAAAACTCATTAAAGAGTTTGAGGGCGTGCATCTCAGCGCTTACCCTGATCCATTGCATGGATGGGAGGTGGCAACCATCGGCTATGGCACCACGCGCTATTCAGACGGCCGCAAGGTGCAGCGCGGTGACAAGATCACCGTGATTGATGCTGATCAGTTGCTGACGCTTGAGGTTGAGCACATCGCAGCAAAACTGCGCAATAGCGTGCCGTTTTGGAATGAGATGACGGGCAATAAGCAGTGCGCGTTGATCTCGTTTGCCTACAACCTTGGCGCTGGCTTCTACGGCAGTACTGGATTTGAAACCATCAGCAAATGCCTTGCCGGCAAGGATTGGAGTGCAGTGCCAGCGGCGATGGAGTTGTACCGCAACCCAGGCAGTGCTGTAGAAGCAGGATTGCTGCGCCGCCGCCGTGCAGAAGGCCGTTTGTGGACTGGTGAGCAGCAGCAGGATCCTGCCAAACTATCGCCCAATAGTGCATTTACGGCTCGCATCACGCCGCATGTGCAGCTTGGTGAGTTTGCGTTGTTTCAAGAGGCGCGGCGCTTTGACCATCAATATCAGCTCGACACAGCAGCAGAGCTAGCAGCATTCCTTGAGCGTGCACGCGTTAAGTTTGGAGGCAAGCCTGTAGTCATCACCAGTGGATATCGTCCGCGTGCCATCAATGCAGCGGTAGGCGGCTCCAGTGGTAGCGAGCATCTATACGATGCTCCTGACGTTGGTGCAGTTGATTTCTACATCCGTGAAGTCAACATCAACCATGTGCAAGAGTGGTGCGACACTAACTGGCCGTATTCACTTGGCTACGGCGCACCTAAAGGATTTGTGCATTTAGGAATGCGTCGCGGCAGGCCACGCGTGCGCTGGGATTACTAAGCTGGTGTAGCCGACTCCACTGCTTGGATCACTGCATTGATGGCGCAAACCTCATCCCAAAACGCAGTGCAAAACATAAATTCAGGCAACAGATCTTTGAAGCATGGCAGCATCAATGCGCTTACTGTGGAGATCTGGCCGACACGTTAGATCATGTCAAACCGCGCCATAAAGGCGGCGCTACTGTGACGACTAACCTTGTGCCAGCCTGCAGGCCATGCAATCGAAATAAAGGCAGCGAAGAATGGCAGCAGTGGTTCAATCAGCAGGATTCTTATCTGCTAAATCGCGAGCTTGCTGTGCTGCACTGGATTCAAGCATCTGATGATAGAACACTTTAGCCTGCCATTCTTGCTGGTGGTCTTTGCACATTCCCGCTAGGCATACCCTCCAAGTGTTCCCGACTTTCTGAATTGTTGGCGCCAAGGGGGGTGCCTGCCAGCGGGTTACCTATCAGCATACGAAGGCGACTAATGCCACGCCTTTGTATTTCGCACATGCGTGCACGTGATAAGCCCATGCGCTTCTCTAGATCATTCCACGGCACCGGATTGCGACTGTTGCGTGCATAGATAATTTCACGTGTGCGATCATCTAAATGCTCATCACAATAATCACGTACAGTTTCAAGCTGCCAATCGTATTCAACATCGTATTGCCTTTGATCGGCGATGATGTCTAAGATGTTGGATGATTCATCTTGCGCAGGCTTGTCAAGGCTTGTGACCCGGTAAGCCTGTTGCAATGTGTCAGATATCACCTTAGGAGTCACATCAAGCACTGCTGCAAGCTCAGCTATGGTCGCTGTGCGTCCGTGCTCTTGCGCAAATGCCTGTGCTGTTTTGTTTAGCTTGATCAGCATTTCATGCACGCCAAGCGGCAGCCTGATGATTGGATCGTATTGAATCAATGCGCGTCCAATTGATTGACGAATCCACCAGTAGGCATAGGTGCTGAACTTGTAACCGCGGGTGTAATCAAACAGCTCAACAGCACGCGCAAGACCGATGTTGCCTTCTTGAATCAAATCCAGCATGTCAAGCGTTTGCGTGTTGCGCCTGCTGTACTTGCGTGCAACATGCACCACGAGTTGAAGGTTGGATTGCATGAACTTCTGCCGCGCACGTTCGCCGCTACGCAGTTCACGGCGTTCTTGTGTTGTTAAGGGTCTTTCGAGATTCTTTAATTCTCTCCACTTTGCAACACGGCGGCCAAGTTGTATCTCTTGTTGCGGTGTTAAAAGTGGATACCGCGCGATACTGTTCAGGTAGTCGCCAATAGCGTCAGACATGAAAAATCCGTTAGTGCATACAATGGAAGCACAATTCCACGGTGCTGCCAATGCTGCGCAGCTACGTGCGTTACATGCTGCAGCAGATTGGGGCGGACTGCTGGAATATGCACTTTTGATAGCCGAGCAAGAGGCAAGCCAGCGGTCTCAAATCCACTGGCTTGCGCAGGAGGCGTCGGCAGCGTTGCGGACTGGCCTAGAGCAGTGGCACCTAGATGCCGCCGAGGAACTGCTTAGAGGGCGTCGTCGTGAGATCTGAGTTGTAATGGCCAGTAACGCTGTAGCTGGTCACTGGCTGCTGGCTCATGCGGAAGAACACCATCTGACCAATCTTCAAACCAGGCCACAGCGGCAGAGGTAGAAGCTGGCGGCTGTTTTTCAGCTCTAGGGTCAGTACGCTGCCATGCCAGCCGGGGTCGGCATAGCCAGCGTGCAGGTTTTCGTACCCTTCCCGTGCACGGCTGGATTTGAGGAAAAACAAGCCAGCAATGTTTTCTGGCATGTTGAACACCTCGATGGTCTGAGCAAGGATGAATTGCCCAGGCTTGAGTTCGTAGGGATTGTCTGCAGTGCGTCCCGCAATGCTGAGCGGGCGCATGTTGAGGTCTTCTGCGGACTCAATCATGATCGTGTCACCTAGCCGTAGATCAAGGCTGGCGGGATTGATCAATGACTCGTCGTAGTTTGGCACCATGCCGTCGGTGCATAGCGCTTTGATTTCGTAGTCGCAGAGGATGGTCATTGGTTAAGTAAGTGGCGTGCGAAGCTAATCAAGCCAGCTCCATGCAATGCGTTGGCAGATGCGCCATGCGTGTTTTTTGTCAATGCCGTAGCGTTCTGCCAGTTGGCTGTAGCTGCTGCCGGCAACACGCAACTGGCGTAGTTCGCGCACATGATCTTCTGTAAGAAACGCGGCGTAGTTTGCCTCGCCGCGCTTAAACGGATCACTCATCTACATGCAACAGCAGCCTGCGCATGTACCAGTCGGCTTTGCCGTAATCCTGGTCGGCATTGCCCTTGTGCTCAGCGCGCCATAGATATTTGATGACGTTGCCTTTGCAGTAAGCACGAAAGCCGTCATCACCAAGTGCTGCCTTAATGGCTTGGATGCACTCAATATCGCTGTGCTTGTAGTGCGGAGGATGGTTGACAAGATCACTCATCACCTAAAGCCTCCGCCATATCTCGCTTGATCAGGTCAGCAATGCGCTGCTGGTACAAACCGGTGTAGGTGCTGCAGGTGCGGCCGCTTTGCTCGTACAGCCACTGCAGGTAGTCGTCACGGCGCTGCTCAGTCTTGTGATTGATCATCTTGCATTAGCTCCAAGAGTTCAAGAATATGCGCGGCAAATGCCACGTGCGTCATGACTGCATGGGTGCCGGGAGGGCGCCCGTAGGACGCCTCCCACCACTCCTTGAATGCAATGTCAAGTGTGGTTTGATTCATCAGAACACAGGTTCTTCGCTGGTGGTTGCTGCGCCGCGTGGCATGAATTCAAAGCGTTGGATGCTGAGCACATGCTTGCTGCGCTTGGCACCGGTTTCTTTGTCATTCCATTCTTGGCGGCGCACGGCGCCAGTCACAAGGATGCTGTCACCTTTTTTGAGCTTATCAACGATCAGCTCAGCGGATTTACCCCAGATCTCGCAGTCAATAGCGTTATTAATCCAGTTGCCGTCTTTGTCTTTGCCTTCCTGGATACCACCAGCGAAGTTGGCAACCATGGTGCCAGACTCAAAGGCGCGCAGTTGCGGGTCAGTGATGATGCGAACAATGCCGGTTGCGTAGAGGCTCATGTCAGTTCAGTGGGGTGATGCCATTGGCTTCTTCAAAAGCCAAGACTTGTGCAAGGGGATAGCGAACGCGTGGTGTACCTGCTGGCAGACCAATGCGTGGTGCAGTGACGTAGGCAGGGCCAATGCCGCGTGCACGTTGGTTTTTGATGGCTGCTGGTTTCATGCCCCAACGTGCTGCCAGCTCATCAGTGGTGAGGAATGGTTCAGTCATCAGCAAACGGATCCTCAGTGGTGGGTGCTAGAGCAGCCTCTCTGGCTAGTGCTAACTCCATGAGCTGTTGATTTTGCTCATCGCTGAGATCAGGCTTGCGCTTATCCATGCGTGCAACGACCTCTTGCAGCTTGTCCAGCGTGTCGGCTTTGGCAATAGCAGCCTTGCCGGCTTGGAACAACTTGGCATCACCCGCAGGCAGCGCAGGCGCAGGCGCAGCGGTCACTGTCACTGGCTCGACCTCTGCCTGCTGCATCTCATCAGTGCTGTAGACGCCGGACATGTCAGCAGGGAATGCCTTACGCAGTGCTAGTGCTTCAGAGCACTTGGCGATCATCGCGGCACCCATCTTGGCCCATAATCCTTGGCCGGCGTTGTAGTCAGCAAAGCGTGCGACACCAACAAATGGATGCTGGCTGCCCTTGCGGTGGATGATGGTCTTAGCAGCAGCAGGTGGCTTGCTGCCAAGCCATACGTCAGTCCACTGGCCGTCGTCACCGCACCAGTAGGTTTCAGAGCCATCTAACTGACCGGTGCGCTCAGCAATAGCACGCAAGCCGTCAATACCGGCTTGGATTGTCATCTTGCCGCCGCGCTTGATGGCGTAGATCTGCTTACTGAATGGATCCAGTCCAGTGCGCTGGCAGGCGTAGGCAAACAGGCGCAACTCATCATTGCTGCACCCAGGCGCAATGGTGGTTGAGATCAGCTGCGTTTGCTCTGGGGTCCAAAGCGTGATGCTAGAAGTCATCAGATGTGATAGTTGGGTTGGCAGTTAATGCCCAAGAAGGCAGGCTGAGCGCTTGGCAGTGATCGCCGTAGCCCGGCCACTCCTTGGTGGCCTGGCAGTCGGCAATCACGCGCATGTCATGTTGCCGTAGCTCGTCACCAGCAGCCATGGCCGCGGCGTCGAGCTCGTAGACCGCAACCGCGTACGGCGCAGTTTTCTCAACGGCAATGAACGCAAAACGCTCAGCACCGTGCAAGCCGGCTAGGTAATGGCTCGCTTGCACATGGTAGCGGAAGGTGGCGACGCTACGGGCAAAGCCGGCAGGACTGGCATCCGTAGTGGTCTTGAGATCAACCACAGTGCTGCCGTCGTACCAGTCGGGGCGGCACTTGCACCGCAGCCCGGTAGCAACATCATCCCACCAGAAGGACTGCTCAGCCTTGCCATGGGCAAGCAGTGCAGCAGCAGCAGGGTGCACGCGGACGCTGGCAGCCATGCTGAGCGCTAGCGCCATATCGGACTGCGTAACGGCTTCAATGCCATCAGCAGCCATGCGCTCTGCTTGCTCCTTGCCGGCCTTGGTATTGCGTGGACCGCAGACGCCATAGCGCTGCAGCAGCTCCTCCGGCTCAAGCACTGCACAATGCACCAGTGAGCCCAGCCGCATTGCAGCAGTCGGCTCTGGCACGCTGCGCTTGGGATCGAGGTAGCGGCTCCAGTAGTGGTAGGGCGACTTGGCCACTACGTGCAGGTGGCTGGCGCTGACGGCTGGATCGGCGTGATAGTCGGCGTTGCTGGTCACGCTGCTGCCCCGCTACGCATCTGGCGGTGCATCCGGCTGGCGGCGCCGTAGGTGGCGACCAGCTCGGGGAATGCGTCCAGCAGACGGCGCTTGTTGCCGGGGTCAGCCTTCAGGCCAGCAGCGGCTAGGGCTTGGAAGAAGCCACCGCCGTGCTGGTAAGCGGTGGCAAAGGTCCAGTAAATGTCTGATTCGCTCATGGCTTGAGTTGCTCTTGGCAGGCGTGATGGCTGTAGGCAGGTTGCTGACGGCCGGTGTCATAGGCCATTGCCCAGACACCGAAGATGATTGCCAGCACGGCAAAGCGGTTGAGGGTGTTCATGCCATCAGCGCCTTACGGACGCGATAGGTGGACAGATTGAGGCGGTCGGCAATGCGCTTCTGGCTCAGGCCAGTGCGGCGCAGTACGCGAATGCGGCGGTCATCAGAGGCAGTTAGCCAGTCGATCACGGCGACTACTACCAGCAGTGGCAGCAGCAGTTTCCAGATGACTAGCAAGGCGGTTGTGAGCATGGTTGGGGTCGCAGTGTGTAGTTGCCGGATTGGATGCGGCTCCGGCGGGCCGCTTGGAGGTCAGGCTTCGGACAGAATCCGGTGCGCCTGCTCCTCAGTTGCGTCGACCGTCAGCGTTGCGCCGCAGTCGGCCAACTGGACGTGCCACAGACCGCATGAGCGGCGAGTGGCAACCAGATCAGCAGCAACCATTGCGGGTTGGCCGTTGATCTCAGTGGCGATGACGTGAGCCATCTAGACCTCCTTGTTGGGGGCGGCAATGCCGCCGGTGCTCTGGAATCCTACACCATGCGCAACCATGCGCAACCCAGCTCAGTAACGGATCGACACAGTTGCGGTGCCGTCTAGCGGCACGCCCAGTCTGTATGCAGCACCGGCGCTGAGATCCAGCGACCCACAGTCGCAGCGGTCTGTGACCGGCACAGTGAGCAGGCGCCCGCGGTGTTGCACCGTGACGCGTGTGCCACACGGCAGGAATGGGTGCGCAGCGGACACGCCCCAGTGCTGGTAGGTGCCGCCACAGTACGTGGTGCGCCCGTGATACCAGCCGTCGTAGACGGTGGCTGTCACCTGCCGGGCTTGAGCAGGCGACAGCAGCAGGATTGCTGCAGTGATCAGTGCACGCATGATGCTTGAGGTGATTTGGGTGCCGGGCCAACCGGCGGTGCGGGCTTACTCAGGCCCTGTTGAGCTCGATTGCGGGGTCGTGTGCTCTGTTCCCCCTGGCCGCGTTTTTAGCGAGGTGCAGATCCCCTTCCCTCGTTCCTTCAGTATACCACATGCGCAACCGTGGTCAACCATGCGAGTAATAGCGGCCTCCGATACGGTTTCAGCTGCAGCCACCGCGACTGCAGCACCGCGCGCGTCCTTACGGATAGCGCCGA